TTCTACACCAACTTCTACATCATTCTATACTTAATCAACACACTTTCGCTTCCTTCACGCTTGAACTCAATAACCTTCACACATACGCTAACCAAGAACTCATACACATTCACCACGATTTTCAATCACCTACTCTTCAACAATGGCTTTTCAAACAAAACACATTCAAACTAAATCTATAAGAAATTAACATCTCTTCAATACTGTATGCGCTAAATTATTCAATAAAAAATTTAACCTTAAACCTTTTTTATCTTTTTTATCTATGCATTTATGCATTAGCAATTTAACTATCATCGCTGTCGTCATCGCTCCCCAAAATGACACTGAACACATCCTGGCTGTATTCTGCAAATGCGTCGCGTTGATACACGGCAACTATGGCCGCAATGCGCGCATTGATCGCAATTTCAGTCACGTTGCGCGCGTATCCGTTCGGCAACTCGGCAAACATCCGTCTCTCAAAATGTGCCCGGGAGTACTGCAATTCCACGTATCGTTTCCACATTTCGTAGTGCAGGCGGGCTCTACCGTTAATCCAATCCACCGCAATCATGCCGCACACACCCGACAGCTTCCCGAAGCTGCGCTTCACGCTCCAGCTGGCAAACTGAAACACGTCGGTCAACAATCCGAAATACCATCGCAGGAAGTCGGTCACGCGACGTTCGCCGGCTTCATCCACCTGGGTTTCCATCAGGGTCGCCCCATTTTGCATGAACGAAGTGGATATACACTCGGTCCGCTGATTCACTAATCCAAGAATGAGTCCCACAAAGTGGTTCAATCCGCTGCGCCCTTTTCCGCCGCCCAAATTGAGCCACATGTATTTGCGAATATTCGGTCCAAATTCGGCGGAACATTTGAGACGGGTAAGTAACTGCATGGCAGGTGTGTCGCTTCGGTTCCAGTATTTGTCGTTGTCTGTCAGCGGCGTTCCGCTGTTCAGCCGTTCAAATATCTCGCAAATGACTCGGTTGAAATCGGTCTGACTCATATTTCTCTCCTTTTTGAAGATGTCCAATTGCACCGTGTAGTTGTTAAACCTGGCGCGTTCTTCGGCAGTCAATTCGCTGTACAATCGGCCGTTCCAAGGAAACTTGTCCATCACAAACTCCTGCAGCGCGCCCATGCGGGTTTGCCCGTCCTGCACGTTGAAATACTCGTCGCCGTTGTGGTTCGGGTCCTGATGCTTTGTAAGCGTGATTTGGCCAATGATCCAGTTGGCCATCACGGAATCCACAAGCCGCTCCTTTTTCAAGGACGTCCATGACGGGTAACGCTGGTGCTCGGGCACGCGGTATGTTTTTTGACTCCCCGCACGATCATTCGGATCAAACTGGTCGGGGGAAATGAGGCTGATCAAGGAACGGCTGGTGTGTTCTCTCATTACGTCGGTAGCGGTCATGCGTTATTGGTTTTATTGGTTTTACACATACATTACAAAAATGCTTTCAATTTTTATTGAAACCATTCGCACAAGCGATAAAAACACTTAACCAAACCAACATAAAGAAACGCCGTGTTCATCTTTAACCAAGAAATAACATACATATGACTTCCACCAAGGCCGACGTTCTTGCCAAATTCAAGGAATTACAAAAAAAATACTACGCAGCACAAGGTTTCATGGTTTCCAATGTGCCGGATGAAACTTCAGAAAAGGTGTTCGCCGATACGGCTGTGTGGCGCGAAGTGTACAACCGATATGCGTCCGAACACGTGCACATTCGCTCGCTCAGCGCGACCGTCCCTCTCTTGGGGCACGACTTCACCATGCAGTTTGAACGGCCACTTGTCAAGGATCACCATTGCGAATTTGAAGAGTATTTCGGGTTCGGAGGGCATTGCAAAGGCTTCAACATGAATCGCACTGTGGCGCGGTTCCCCTCAAAATTTGACGCGGACATCAACATTGACGCGATCTTGTTGCAAGATGATGCAACCGGGCCCGTTGATGCCGAGTACGCAAAACATGCAATCATGCTACTTGCTATTGGCGGCTACGTGAAATACTGGGCCGCGGTTCATGAATTTGAGAATTGGTTTGTGGATGTGGCGGGCATCCCGGAATGCAAGGGGTTCTCTGAATCCAAGGAACTTCTGGCGCGCATTTTTGAGATCATGGTTATGGTCGCCGAGCCGCCGCTGACGCCGACATGATGCAAAACAGTTCGGACATCTCAGCGACACACGTGCTCGTGCAGGAACAATCGCCGGGCTTTCGTTCCGCGTTTGTGTAAATGCACCTTGCCTTGCATTTCGCGTTTGCAATGAACGCGTCCACTTCATCTCTCGTTTCCATGATTTGACATTTGTCAACACAGGAGCTGGTGCAATCATTTATGGGTGGTCCGCCATTGGTCATCTTGCATTGTTTATCCATTTGAGCCTTTGATCTGGAAAACCCGCGCATGTGCAGCAGCGATAAAAAACGAAACATATTGAGTATCCTTCCTTATTTCATAAATAAAATGCAATTACTTATATTTATGTCTGTTTTTCTTATAAATGCAATAATAATCAACTAATGTTGCCTGGATTGTCGTTTAGTGCGTTTGGCGGTACGTTTCACTCCGTTTTTCACTCCGTATTGCCCTCCGTTTTGATAATGCAGAAAATCCTGGTCTTAAACTATCCCTTGCGGCCGACCACAATCCTGGTCCTAAATTCAGGAGCCCTTGGGGAGGTGCATTTGGAACCGACATATTATTTTGCGTATATCATAATCAAATACTAAATTATGTATCAAAAATAAAATCACACCGAAAGATATAGCGCATGATGACTCAACAAGAAGCCATTGATTACAACACGGATTTAGAGCAGTTGCTGAAGTTGCACGCGGAGGAGTGCGAATCCCTCTCCATCCTGCACCGCAACTCGTACGAAAAGTACAACGGGCGTTCCAACTACATCAACATCCCGGTCATCATCCTGTCGTCCGCGATTGGGTTCGCAACCGGCATTGATATTGGCTACGCCAACATGAACATCATTCTGGGCGTGAGCAGCATTTTCGTGGGCATTATCAAGTCCATTGACACGTACTTCCAGTTAGGCAAGCGCGCCGAGTCGCACCGACTCTGCTCCCTGCAATTCCAGCAAATCAACAAAAAAATACAGATTGAGCTCGCGCTCGTGCGTTCGCAGCGCGTGGATGCCAAGGACATGATGAACATCATCAAGACCGACATCAAGAACCTCTTTGACATTGCGCCCCTCATTGACCAGGACGTAATTGAGTCGTTTCAGAAGAAGTACGGAAAGCAAATTCCGAATCAGCCGGGCAAATACACGTTTGACGCGCACACGCCCAACTTGTGCAACGGGCTCAGCATTGTCACCGTGAATTCCGCGCGAAACAAGCAGGACTACGAAGAGAGATCCAGCCGTAAAAGCAGTCGGGATGGCAGTCCGTCACGCGACAACAATGATGGCAATAATGGCAATAATGGCAATAATGGTGGGGTAACGGTGGTGATTGATGATGCAACCATTGCAAAGGAACTTCAGCAACGAATGCAACAATACCATCATCAACAGCAAGAGTCATTGCATAACTCAGTGATAATTGAAAGCATACCAATGAGCGATTACCATGCGTCCGCCGACCTTGTGTCGCTTCATTCCACGCGCGCATCATCCGTAAACCCGGTTAAAATCGCCGCAGTAAGTCCAAACATGCGCCACCAAAGTCCACCCATAATTGCACCTAGCGTGAACCCAAGTGCGCATCCCAGCGCGAACCCCAGTGTTCGTCCAAGTGCGAACCCCAGTGTTCGTCCAAGTGCGCATCCCAGCGCGAACCCAAGTGTTCGTCAAAGTACGCATCCCAGCGCGAACCCCAGTGTTCGTCAAAGTGCGAATCCCAGCGCGAACCCCAGTGTTCGTCCAAGTGCGCATCCCAGTGTTCGTCAAAGTGCGAATCCCAGCGCGAACCCCAGCGCGAACCCCAGTGTTCGTCAAAGTGCGCATCCCAGCGCGAACCCCAGTGCGCATCCAAGCGCGCATCCCAGTGTTCGTCAAAGTCCAGTATTGAGCGCATCTCACAGCATAAATGGGGAGGATCCAATTCAAATAAGTGTGCATGAGGCAGTTCCCGAAGTTCACGAAATCCACGAAATCCACGAAATTCCCACAGCCACCACCACCGATGAAACCCTTCAACTCACCCAACAACAGTTGCAACAGATCTTGCAAATGCAGCAACAAATGATGCTTGATTTGGAGGGGCAAGATGGCGAAATGATGTAGGTTACCCTTCGCAATTCGCACGTGTTTAAATTGAATTTTCACAATATTTATAAAAATTGATTTAAACGTACGGCAAACACTACATGGTAACGTATATCTTCGCATCGTATCATACACATCAATGGAACGCCGCATCAACTCTCGCATTGACACATTCATGCATGCCTTAAAGCAGAAAATTGCTGCCCAATTTGAAGAAGTCCGACAAAAACACGCGCAAAACGTGGCTGCAAACCCGCAGCTCCAGGACATGCAACGCGATTACACGCAAGTCATGAACTTCATTTACGAGTCCGACAAGTTGAAGTTATCCAAGGACGATTTCGCAAAACGCAAGCGCGTTAAAAACGCAGTGCCCGTGTTTGACCGTTGTCATGCGAAACGAGCCAACGGCGAACAATGCACGCGACGAAAAAAGGAAGGGTGTTTGTGCTGCGGCACGCACACGAAAGGAACCCCGCACGGAATGTTTGACGAGCTTGACGCCCCGATTACCAACGTCAAGGTGGAAACATGGGTCCAAGACATTAAGGGCATCATGTATCACATTGACAGTCAAGGCAACGTGTACGATCCAGAAGACATTGTTGCCAACAAAATGAATCCCAACGTCATCGCAAAATACGTTAAACATGATACCGGCACGTACAGCATTCCAACGTTTGTAATCCAATAAAACCAAAAAAACAAAAAACAAAAAACAGGCATCAATCGTTCGCCCCTAAAAACACGAATAAAAATGCGGGAATACTAAACATTGCAAACATGATGTATATGACGTATTCCGGTATGCTGCCCTGATTTGCAAAATATAAAAAAATTTGCAGCGTAATGGCAAATAATATAGCAACAAAAAACCGTATTTTTACTGAAACCTTCATATTATCATATACAATCCGAATATTATAATATGCGATATATGCGATATATATGCGATATATTGGCAGGGACGGTGCCAATGAATCAAATCACCCGGTAACCCGTGTAGTCGGGGTCGTATTCATCCGGAACGGTTGATATGTCAACTTCATGACACGACAACGGGATTTGGCTGGCGTAATCCTTAATGGTCCAATTCGGAATGCGGTGCTTGGTTTTCCCGTCAACGTTCAAAATGTATTCACCCACATACGCGGATTTGAATGACCGGGTCCAATTCCCGTTAATGTCTCGTAGCGCCAATTTAGCCTTCACAAACGGGTCCTGATTGGCCCAATACATGCTCAAATCGGACCGGTCTTCCGGTCCGTTCATGAAAAACCCGCGACACCGACCCAGAAACACGGCAAACCGAACAACGCCCCCCTTTGCGTATTTGCCATGTTTATTCACAGTTAAAACGGTTCCGTCCTGCAATACATGCGGCTCAAACCCCATCGCATAACACGCGTACCGCATGGACCCCATGAAGTCAACAAAATAATAGTACGGCCCAAAGTGTGCACGCGTTGACGCTTTTTTAACCCCCAACTCCGCCATATATGACACATAGTTGAATTGCTTTCCCGCGTACAATGCGGACGGGGATTCCACCGTGTTTCCGTTCAATTGCAAAAGCATGATCTGCGGATGCCGATTGAAAAAGGAAAACACTTCATCCGAAATGGAATACTGCATCATTTTGCGCTCGTTGAAAATTTCCGTGGACAACGTCCAAAACCACCGATTTGATTTGGGTATCATCGGAACACCCGCCGCAACCGGACCAACCACGTGGAATTTATTGAAAAACAGCGTGCATCGTTTTTTTGATTTTTCATAAACATAGCCGGCATACTTCACCTCATCCACACTGCCGAACAGCGCGATTAACGCCGGGCTGCACTGATCCACCAAGCCGGATTTCGTGTGCCTTGACATAATGTAAGGAAACGTGAGAGTTTGTCCACCCTTTTCCATGCGGCTACCTTCCAGATACAGCAAAAATTCCAAGAAGGGCAAGCTGTCCGCAGTTTCATTGATTTTATAAATGCATAAATTCACTCGCGTGTCCAACGGAATGTCTATGTCATCCACCTCCATTTTCAAATTATACGTAAATGGGTACTGCACATTTGTCACACCCATATTAACCGCGTGAGAGTCAGGCACGGATACTACACTCTCGCGCAGCGGGCTGACAATAACGGTATCGTCATTCAGTTTCATGATATGACATATTCATTTATTTATTTTTGAATCTTTCGGCGAATAGACTCCTTAATCTTTTCCTGACGTGAGTCCATGATGAACTCGCTGAGCTTCTTGGCTGCATCCTCGTCATTGTAGTGTTGCAACAATGCGGCAAACAGGCTCGTCTTATTGATCGGCGCCTTCACCTTTGTTTTGGCATACACCAGCTTGCCGTCGTTGATGTCAAACACGTCAATCTCGTTGCTCTTCATCACATTCACCAACGCGTCCGTCAACGTCTTTTTATTGTCTCTCAGCACCTTCATCTCTTTCTGAAGATTGCGCATGTGGTTGTCGGTTTCTATCCAGGATTTGATGTACTGCACCAGCTGCGCCTTGGTCTCGGGACCTGCTTTGGGCTCTTCGGTTGTTGCTTCACTCATCTATGGATGATATTATTGATATTATGGAATATGAATATATGATATGAACGTATATATTTATATTGATATGGATGCATAATTCATTGCTTGTGTAAAAAAATATTTTTTGTCTTTTTTTTGTTTTTTTGTTTTTTGGTTTTTTGGTTTTTTGGTTTTTTTTGGGTTTTTTGTTGTCTGGTTTGGTTTGGTTGTCTAGTTTGTTTGGTTTGGTTCATATACGAACCGAACCGGAACGAACCTATTCGTACTTTGGAACACCGTCTTCCCAGATACCCTCAAAGACCACCTCCGCGACGCCATTGCTTGACATTTTGCGCATCACGCCGTATCCGTGCAGCAGTCCGTTGCACCAGTTTCCAGAGTATTCACTCCACTTCATGAGATGCGAATTGTCATCGCCGACAATCCCGCTCAGGTAAATGCCGGTCTTCAGCGTGCCTTGCCCGTGTTTTTCGCCGCGTTCATTCACGTAGCCCTGGTACACGCTACCGTCTTCATCGTAAAGGGTCACCTGAGTTCTTGGTGCCATCGCAGTGATCGCAGTGGCAGTGATCGCAGTGGCGGTCCAGTAGTCTTGAGTCTGAGTATGAGTCTGAGTTTGCATAGGTTCGTTGTTTCTTAGAAGCACTGATTGATTTCAAATACTTTTTTTTGAAACCAATTCAATTTTTTTCCATTTCCATTATTTTTAGGTACAACGTTTTATTCGTTTTTTTTTTATTGCAATAATGTATAACCCAATACACATATCATACCTATGGCAAGAAGGGGGTTTGGCGGCGGCGGTGGCGGCGGAGGAGGAATAGCCGGTTCAGGCATTTTCGGATTTTTTGGAACCACCATTAAATGTGATGCAACCGACGACTCCATGTACTGCACCATCATGAAGCTGTTCAACATGCTCGTCGTGTTTCTCATTGTTGCTTACATTGCGTACATTGCATACAATTTTTTTGGACCGACCATTTCAAGTCGTAAAAGAAGGTAGTTCATCCTTGTAAAAATCATGGCACCGCACGTGCAAAAGATGGAAGGAATGCAACGTTTTTGCCAGATCAATCGTATCAATTTTCAACCAGTACAGGGTGTCAAACATAATTTCCCGCTCATTTTCTCTCTGTTGTTTGAATGTGGTAATCAATTTTTATGTTTAATGCATCATGGATTTATCAATTTGCACCTCCTTGATAAACCCTTTCAGTATCTTCCGTTGCGCGACGTTGTCGTTCTCAATGTTTTTATACAGCTCCTTGCACAGCGTCAAGTACTCCGTCTGCAGCTTCTCGTTGGATTCCCAACCCGGGTGCGCCGCCATCCAGTCCTGGATGACACGGGTCTGATAGCACGCCGTAAGGTATATGAACTTCCGCACGTGTTCCAGCTTGTCGTCCTTTTCCCACTCGTCGTTTTTTATGTACATGGTTTCCCGCTTCATGTCCGTGCAGTGAATGGGCCGCTTGTGCACGTCCATGCCCTTCAAATTGTTGATGATGATTGAGCTCACTCCCTCAATGATGCCGTTCGTCTTCGTGAATTCCAAATCCGCAACGGTGATGTTGAGAGATTTCACAAAATCACTCAGTTTAATGGCGTCCTTGCATTCCTCATTTAAAAACATGTTCAAGTTGAACTGCGTGTTGTTCGTTGTGTTCACCACGTTGTTGTTGCCAATGCGCGGCGTCATCTCTCGGATCGTGTTCATCAATTCCTTGTTTTGATTCAGCAGTTCCTGCACCACCATCTTCTGCTCCTTCTGGTGCTCGTCATTCTGCCGCTTGAAATGGCTCAACATGCACGGCACCATGTCCTTCCAACTCAAACACATGTCGCTATCTTCGCCCTCACTCGTTTTATACAGGTCTGCCAGGCTTATGGTGATGGTGTCGTTGTCGTTGTTTCCATTCACAGCAAGCGGAGCATCCGGCATCTTTTTTATAACCTTTGAAACAATGGGCGGCGTGTTGCTAGGGTTGTCTAGGCACTGCTTTTCATGGTACCAGCAGCTGTTCCTAGCGGAATACGCCTTTTTGCAAAATCTGCACTCGTATTGGGGATTTTTTGTCCCCTTTTTAGTTGGGGTGTTCAAAATCGTTCTAGAACAATGTTTACTAGTGGAGAGATGCTTGTTAAAATCCTTCAAATTACACGTAACATAGTCACACGGTTTGCACACAAGGGATTTTTGGGGATTTTTGGGGATTTTTGGGTCCGAATTCTTATCGTCAGAGGATGAATCCGTGTTCATGCGATGCAGATTGAGTATGGTGTGTTGTTATAACATACCATAAGAAAAAGTATTTATATGGGTTGCGTTCTAAAAGCGTTCTAAAATTTATAGAACAAAAAGTAGCACCCTGGTGCCGGTTTTCAAGTTTTTTTTGGGACCAAAAATTCACTTTTCATCCCCACTCAAAACATGTGACCATTATGCTCTCATTTTTTATAACAAATATTGTAAAATAATTTTGTTATTTTTCGATTTACTTTGCACAAGAGTCGAAAAAATTTTGAGAAAATGGACAAAAAAAATGTCCAAAAATGAGATCGACGAAAGACTTTTGTGCAAAAACGCGCGGGCGCTAGGTAATTTGCGGAACTTTTTTGGAGCCATTTTCGCCACAGCATTTATGGTCTCGCATTTTTAAAAACCGTTTGCATACAAATGTGACCATGGGCCCAAAATGGCCCAAAATGGGCGCAAATGGGGCGCGGCATGTCCTAAAAACGGGGGTTCTTGTTTTCCGAAAACAAGGTTGGGCGATTTCAGGGGGTGCAAATGGGGCGCGGCATGTCCTAAAAACGGGGGTTCTTGTTTTCCGAAAACAAGGTTGGGCGATTTCAGGGGGTGCAAATGGGGCGCGGCAT